AAAGAACAAGAGAAGATTATAGCTAAGCTAGACTCAATGATGAAAGAAATTGAAGACATGGGCAATGTAGAGTAGTCTCAAATCTATCAAAATTCTCAAAATTCAAATAAATATAAAAATATACTCTTAACATAATGGAAATGAATTCATTACAGTTGAAAGACTCAATACATCAGTTAGTAGAGGAATCTAGAGCACTTATTGAAGCAGCTAAGGCTGAGAAAAGAGAATTGAGTGAAGATGAGAATGCTAAGATTGATGAATTGAAGGCACAGATAGATGAAAGAAAAGCAGAGCTAGCTGACTTAGAGAAAGAACTAGCAAATGCTCCTGTTAAAGAAAAACAGACAGAAGAAAGAAACAAAAATATAAATCATAATATTATGAAGAAAACATTAATCTCAGAGCTTAGAAATGCTCTTGAAAACAATGAGAAGACTATCAAATTAAATGCTGAGACTCGTGCTGTCACAGTCCAGAATGATGGTGTACACGATGAAGTTGTTGAAACAGAGATACAAGGCATATTGGAGCCTCTTTATGCTAATTCTGTCCTTAATTCATTAGGTGTACGCTGGTATACTGGCCTTCCAATGGGAGACATACAAGTTCCTATCATGGGCAAGTCAAATGTAGGTTGGCAGAGTGAAATTGGAGCTGCTACTGCTACTGGCAACACATTCACAACTAAGAGACTTACTCCAAAACGTCTTACTGCTTATGTAGACATCTCAAAACAGTTGATTGTACAAGACACTATTGGTGTTGAAGCAGCTATCCGTAGAGACATTGTCAATGCATTACGTGACAAGCTTGAAGCAACTGTACTTGGTACTGAAGACAAGACTGATGTAAAGCCAGCTGGTATCTTCTATAACAAACAATTGACTGTTGTTGACACATATGCTAAGCTTTGTGACTTTGAAGCAGACATTGAAGGCAACAATGTAAACGGTGAGTTCAGATATCTTTTAAGCCCTAAGGCTAAAGCTGCATTCCGTGCAATGCCTAAGTCAACAAAGTCAACACAGCTTGTACTTGAAGGTGGTGAATTAGATGGTACACCAGTCATCTCTACTTCAAATGTAACTCAGAAGAAGTTTGTCTATGGTAACTGGAACTATCTTGCAATTGGATCATGGGGTGACATTGAAATCACATTAGACGAATATACACAAGCAGTCAATGGTTGCATCAGATTAGTCATCAATGCATATTTTGACGCAGTAATCTTAAGAGACGAAGCTTTTGTATTCGGAACTACAGAAGCCTAAGGTCTTCATTTATACGTTATCTTTTAAAAAGGGATAGCAATACGGCTATCCCTTATATAAAAAAAACATACAACGTTTATTATGAGATATTTGACTTTAGAGGCTCTTAAAAGACAGCTTATCATTAACGAAGACTATGATGGTGATGATGAATACCTTGAATCAATAGGTGAGACTGTTGAAGACATTGTTGAGCAGCAAATTGACAAACCTTTAGAAGACGTTGTTGAAGATAATAATGGTGAACTTCCAGCTCCACTAAAACATGCAATGAAGCTATTGGCAGAATACTTCTATGACAACAGAGGAAGTGGTGACAATGAGATACCAGATGCATATTTTTATCTATGCAAATTATATAGGAAATATCATTAAAATGAAAGCAGGACTTTTGAAAGAGATAATCAATATATACAAGCCTATTGTGACTAAGTCAGAGACTGGTGCACAAAAGCTGACATATGAGCTTTTCTATGTCACTAAGTCACATGTCATGCATAATTCTGGCAGCAGAGATAATGAATCTGGTGAGATATTCTATTCTAACAGCAAGACTTTCATAGTAAGGAACTATATACCAGTGAATGAGCATATGATAATTGAATATTGCTCAAAAAAGTTCAAAATCATATCAATTATCCCAAACAAATACTATGGTGACCTTGAAATATACACAGAAGCTATAAATGAATAAGACAGCATTTGAGATTATAGACAATGGACTAGAGAAGTCATTGAAAGAAGTGCTTAAGACTGCAACAAAAGCAGAGAATGCAGCTTTAAGATCAGGTGCTGGTGTAATGAAGAAAAGCATAAGAGATGAGATAAAGTCTAAGAAGCTTAAGGCAACTGGACGTAATCCAAAATACATAGACCGTCTTATAGATGCTGTAAGGTCAAGCAAGCCAAAGAATGGAGAGATAAAGATACATATACTTGGTACAAGAAAGCCAAAATCAGGTACATACCGTCTTAGGTTCTTTGAGTCACCAAAAGTAAGATATAACTTGACATACAAAGGAGTAAAGCTTAAGAAAAAAAGAAAAGTAGGTTCATTAAGCAAGTTCAATGGCTTCTTTGCATCAGGCCTCAGCACATCAAAGTCAGATGTAGAGAGAAAGATGGATGAGACACTGACAAAATATATAAAGAAAGCATGGAATGGATAATTCAATATTAGCAGGAAAATACATATACAGCTTGATGGTTGAAAATGAAGAGCTTAGTGTATTAGTTGACTCAGATAAGATATATCCTTTGAGAGTTGAGCTAAGGCTAGATCCTGAGACAGGTGAAGAGCAAGAGATTACATTTCCATTCATCATATATTCTAGGACATCACTAGAGCCAACATATACTAAGAATTTCCTTACAGAGAATTTATTGAAATACACAGTGATAGTTGTGTCTGATGACTATGACAACTCATTAGAAGTCGCTAATGCTGTAAGGCATGCACTTGAAGGAAAAGCAATTAGGAATGAATATCTTAATATCTGTCCTATAAAGCTAGACTCAGTGACAGAAGAGACTATGGAAGACACAATATTACAGCGAATGGAATTTTCGTTTGCAGTTAACTAAAAACAAATATATTTTATTATAATAAAATGGCAGATATCATTAAAGGTGATGAGCTTATGATTTTCAAAGGTGGAAGCGCTATGGCATTTGCTACATCACACACATTAACAATCAACGGTAATACTACTGACATCAGCTCAAAAGACCATGGATTCTGGGGAGCATCTGAAATAGGTAATATTACTTGGGAAGCAACAACTGAGAATCTTTACACTGAAGATGACTATGATGCATTGTTTGATGCTATGCTTAACAAGACAGAAGTTGACATCGTATTTGGATATGCTTCTAACTATGATCCTAATGGCTTGAAGCCAGCAGACAGCACAGATGCAACAGACACACGTCCTACTGCTTGGACTGCTGATGCAAAGAAAGGATATAAAGGCAAGGCAATCATCACATCACTTGTTGCTAATGCTAACACTGGTGAGAATGCTACTTTCTCAGCTACATTCACTGGACGTGGAGCTATCATGAAAGTTTCAGCATCATGATCAACACCAGCAGCAGGATCAGGTTCAGGTCATGGTAATTAATTTCATCCATAATTAATTTTTTCATTCATAGATTAATATTTTAAAGGTAGGATTATGTCCTGCCTTTTTTTAATTGTTTATTTTCAAAATTTTATTTTCAAAATTTTATTTTTAATAAATATATAAAGACGTAAATATGAAGATTAAAATCAAAGAGAAAGAAATTGAGTTAAAGTATTCTTACAGAGCTTTAATGATATATGAGAACATCCAGAAACAGTCATTCAACCCTAAGACTTTAAGTGACATCATTGTATTTTTCTATTCAGTTGTAGTGTCATCAGCAAAAGACAGGAATATACTGTTTGATGACTTCATGGACTGGCTAGATGAGAATCCTAATGTAATAACAGAGTTCTCAAACTGGCTTCAAAGCATATTCAATATGCAAGCAACCATGTCACCAGATGAACAAGAAAAAGATGATGTAAAAGAGGAAGATGAAAAAAACTAGCTGTCCATGAGATATTCAAAGTATTAGTGATACAATACAGGATTATATCATTTGAATATTTCATGGACAAGCTGCAAGACTGGGAGACAATAGAAATTGTCAAATATATACAATATGCATATGCTCCAGAATGGGAGATGACTAGACTGATACTAAGCTGCTATGCTGACCATAAGAAAGTAAAGAAGCTTACAGACATCATAGAGTTTCCTTGGGATGAAGGATATGTAAAGAAAGAAGTGAAGAATACAATATCAACAGAAGAGATACAAAGACTGAAGGCCAAAGCTACTGCATTATCTAAATATATCAATAATTGAAATGGGAGTAAACTTAAGTTCTAAACTAACATTAGATGGAACTCAACATAATTCTACATTGAAAGATGCTGTAAAAGAAGTAAGCAAGTATAAGAGAGAAGTTGACTCTGCTAACAAGACACTTAATGATTTTCAGAAAGCATCAAACAATGTAGGATCATCAGTGTCTTCTATGATTAGCTCATTGAAGTCAGGTGATATCCTTGGATTTGCTAACTCAGCAAAAAGTGCAGCATCATCAATAACATCAATGATACCGGCAGCAGGTGGAGCAAGTGGTGCTATTACTGGCTTAGGTGTAGCAATAAAGACAGCATTAGGCCCTATAGGAATGGCAATAACTGCTATCGCTGCTATTGTTGGTGTGACTGGAGCTGCTATAACTACAACAGAAGACTTTGATACTTCACTGCGTGGACTAAGTGCATTGACTGGTGTGACTGGTGACACTCTAGACAAAATGGGTGATGCAGCAATCAGTCTTTCTGTCAAATATGGAGAAGCTGCTAAAGATATAGTTGACTCTATGAAAATGATAGGATCACAGGCACCACAGCTTCTTTCTGACATGGCTGGCCTTAACAGTGTGACAGAGAATGCTATGGTGTTGCAGAAAGCAGCAGATGGAATGTCAATAGAAGACACAGCTAAAGCTATAACTACTGTGATGAATCAGATGAATGTCGCTGCTTCTGAGTCAACAAACATAATCAACACACTAGCTGCTGGTGCACAGAAAGGAGCTGCTGATGTATTGTATCTTACAACAGCAATAGAGAAAAGTGGAACACAAGCAAGCAATGCTAAGATGACATATCAGCAATTAGTAGGAGCAATAGAGACAATAGCTCCAAAATTCTCTTCTGCTGATGTAGCTGGTACATCATTGAATGCAATGCTTACTAAGCTTACAACACAGGCTAATGACAACTTCAATCCAGCTGTTGTAGGCATAGAGAAAGCATTAGACAACTTAGCAGAAGCAAACCTAAGTGCAGCAGACAAGCTTAAGCTGTTTGGACAGTCTGGACTAGTAGCAGCAAACACACTTATAGAAAGCAGAGAGTCATTAAGACAGATGACAGAAGCAGTCACAGACACTAATACTGCATATGAACAGATGGAGACAAAGCAAGGCTCACTAGGTGAGTCTTTCAGCAAGCTTAAGTCATCATGGGATGCACTTATGATATCACTAGGACAGTCACCAATAATAAAGACAGTTGTCAACATACTTAACGCTGTCATAAATGCTGTGAATCAGATAATACAAGTGATAACAAGATTAGTACAGATATGGAATGCTATATGGAAGAAGATAGGACAAGGAATGTCTGATGCATATCATAATGTAATCAAACCAGTATGGACATCTATATCTAAGTTATTGACAGACAATGCTGTATTTAGAGGAATATATAAGATATTCAAAGGTATA